AACTCAAAGGAACAGGTAGACCGATGGGCCTGCGACCTTATCAAGAAGTAGCCGCCGATTTCCTGTTTGAGCGTGACCGTGCGATGATCCTCGCGCCAGTCGGCGCGGGCAAAACAGCCATCACGCTAACAGCGATGCAGGACATGACAGCGCGCGGGCTGGTCCGGCGCTGGCTGGTGCTGGCCCCCAAGCGCGTGGCGCAGTCCGTCTGGCCGGTCGAGCAGCCGAAGTGGGCTCCGACCCTGACCATGTCTGTCGCGGTCGGCACGCCAAAGCAGCGCCGCGCGGCGTTCAAAGCCGACACGCAGGTCGTCGTCACCAACTTCGAGAACGTCGAATCAATCGAAGGCGACTTCGACGGCATTGTCTTCGACGAACTGACGCGGCTGAAGAACCCGTCCGGCGTGCGGTTCAAGAAGCTGGAGAAGCGGATCGAGGGCGTCGAGATCCGCTGGGGCCTGACCGGCTCGTTCACATCGAACGGGCTGGAGGACGTGTTTGGCCAATGCAAGATCGTGGACCGCGCGCTGCTGGGCCGGTCAAAGGGCGCGTTCATGCAACAGTTCTTCTGTTGTATCCACCGCGAGTTCGGTATGTGGGAGCCGCTGCCCGGCGCGCTGGAGCGCGTCATGGAGACGATCAAGCCGGCGACCTTCGTGCTGGAGCCCGGCGAGTATAAGGATCGGCTACCCGCGCTGCACACGGTCGAAATGCGCTGCTCGATGGATCTGGAGCCCTACAACCGCATGAAGAAGGACTTCGTGCTGGAGCTGGGCGAGACGATCACGGCGCCGACTGCGGCGTCGGTGACGACCAAGCTACAGCAACTGGCCGGCGGATGGGTCTACGGGCCGTCAGGCGCGGAGTGGCTGTCCCCGCACAAGTATGACCTGCTGGACGAGATCCTTGAAGAGAACCAGCGCGACAACACCATCATCGTCTACAACTACAAGGAAGAGCTGGCCGAACTCCAGCGCCGCTACCCGAAGGCGCGGATGGTGGACGGCAATATTGACGACTGGAACGCCGGCAAGGTCGAGCTGCTGCTGCTCCACCCCAAGAGCGCTGGTCACGGGCTAAATCTTCAGCACGGCGGTAACAAGATCGTCTTTTTGTCTCTGCCGTGGTCGCTTGAACTCTACGAGCAGACCATCGGCCGGCTGCACCGCTCCGGCCAGACGCGCGACGTGTGGGTCTACAACCTGATCTGTGAAAAAACTATTGACGAAAGGATCATGCAAGCGTTAAAGGATAAAAGATCTTTAGCAGAGGTGGCGTTGGATGAACTATCGAGAACTGCATGAAATCATCATGGATCTGTCGGAGACCGAACTCCGGCAGATGCTGGAGGAGGAGCGTCGCGGCGACCGCCGGCGCACATTCATGATCCGCCTGCACCAGCGCCTGTGCGCGCTGCGGGCGCAACGAGAACGGGAGGAGATCGAGCGTGTCTGTGCAGCAAACGCTTGAGGACCGCAACGCGACACACGGCGACTTTGCCGACCATGCGCGTGTGACGCAGATGCTGAAGACGGTCATCCAGAACCAGCCGGGCTGGAAAAACCTGAGCGCCATGCAGCGCGAGTCGCTGGACATGATCGTCCATAAGATGGGGCGCATTCTGGCCGGCAACCCGAACCATGCCGACCACTGGCATGACATTCAGGGTTACGCCAAACTGATCGAGGACAGGCTGTGAACAAGGTGAGCAAATATGTTCACGTTCGCAGCGGCATCTCTTGCGGTCCCGGCGACGGACGGCTGGTGCTGCTGTCGTTACCACGTGTGCAATGGCTGGAGCGTCAGCCGGACTACGTGCCGTGGCCGCCGCTGAAGGAGCCGGAGCCGGAGCCTGTGCCGGACTTTCAGCCCGCGCGCCATTCGTTCAGGCCGCAGTTGCGCAGCGACGAACTGTCCGAACGCCAAAAGCAGGCGTGGGCGTTGCATTGTGAGGGCCTGACCATGGTGCAGGTCGGAGAGAAGATGAACTGCACACCGAACGCTGTTGGAAAGCTGGTGGCGCAAGCAAGAGAGAAGCTGGGGATCGGACTTAAATGAACTACGCTTATGTAGTCAAAGCAAGCTACGGAAACGATAGCATTGCACTCATCCAGTGGGCGTTTGAGCAAAAGCTGGATTGCGTTGCAATCTTGTATAACGACACCGGATGGGCCTCTCGCAACTGGGATAGCCGCGTATCAGAAATGGAGATGTGGGCGCGATCTTTAGGCTTTGATACGCACAGAACCAAGTCAATCGGCATGGAAAATCTGGTGAGGCAAAAAAAGTCATGGCCTCGTCAAGGCATTCAGTTCTGCACGCAAGAATTGAAGATAGCGCCGTCTATAAAATGGCTGGAAGAGAACGATCCGCAAAGCACATCTATTCAGTTAATAGGTGTAAGGCGGGAGGAAAGCGCGAACAGAGCGGCGTTTCCTGAGTTTGGTGTAGACCTGCAAGGAAGAACCGTCTGGGCTCCGCTTGTGGCGCACACAGAGGTCATGCGTAACGAGCTTTTGGGGCGTGCTGGCGTTGCACCATTGCCTCATCGGTCGATGGAGTGCTTCCCCTGCATCAACTCAAACAGGCAGGATCTTCGCGAACTGGCAAAGGATTCGGCGCGCGTAGAGGAGATAGCTGAGTTAGAGACTTCTCTAGGCTTTACATCCAAAGGCAAACCCAGAACCATGTTCCGACCATACAGATACATGGGCGCCACAGGAATTAAAGAAATAATACGGTGGGCAGAATGCGAGCGCGGTGAGTTCTCGTTGGACGACGGAAGCGAATCGCCCGGCTGCGAAGCCGGCTGGTGCGGACTTTAATTTGTGGGGCTAGAGAAATGAGCATCAAGGGCGTCGGCAAAGCCGGTCAGCACAACGTCTTTATTCTGACAGGCCGCGAGAGGCAGGTCTGGGAGATGCGCAAGACGAAAAGCACGAAAGAAGTCGCCGCGATCATCGGCACGTCAGAGGCGAACGTCCGCAAGCTGTTTGAGACCGCGAGGGACAAGATATGCTCAAGTGGATAATCGTCATTCTGACCGCGCTGATTTGGGCGGCGGTGCTGACGGCAACGAAAGATGGGGGAGTTTGGTGATGACATACGAATATAAAGTAGGCGAATGGTACAAAACGCGCGGCGGCTTTGAGGCGCAGGTGTTGGACGTGAATTATAAATCAGAACACGGGCGGATGATCGTTGGGAAAATAAAAAGAGATAATGGCGAAGGGCTTATTACTTGGGAGAGCGACGGAACACTTTTAGGCGGGATGTCAAATCCATACGATCTCATGCCGCCCGTGGAGCGGAAAGAGCTTTGGGTTAATGTTTATAATAGCTACCACGGCTCTAACGCGTGGTCGTCGAAAGAACTCGCGGATAAACACGCCGATGACGACCGCGTCGACTTACTCCGCATCGTTATCGAGGGTGACAACTGCACGGCTGAAAAGGTGACGGGAGGGAAGGATGCCGGCTGAAAGATTTCACCCAAGCGAATTTATTAAAGATGAAATGAAGGCTAGGGGGTGGTCTATGGGGTATTTAGCGTCTTTGATGTCGGGAGATTTTCAAGAAAATTTCTTAGCTCTTGACTTATATTTTCATGTTCACGATGAAAATCTTAGAATGGGTCAAGATGTTATTGATGATTTTGCAAAAATATTTGGGGTCTCGAAAGAGTTTTTTCAAAATTTGGAAAATATGTGGGTTAGTCATCGCATCGCTATTCGTGAGGGAGGGAAGGATGATTGATCTCGTCAAAGCGTTACGCAGTCGCGCGACTTGGGAAACTGCGACAGGAATTACAGAGCCGAGCGAGCATATTGACTGGATGGCGGCTGACGAAATCACCAGCCTGCGCGGTCAGGTTGAGGCGTTAAGCGCTGAGCGAGACCGTCTTTGGGCGGACAAGCTGAAAATGCAGGGCGAAATCACCCGCCTGCGCGAAGAAGAAAGCTCGAAGCTGAAGGTAAGAACATCAATCCTTAACGCATTGCGCGAAGAAAACGCGCGGCTGCGGGAGGCGCTGGAGCCATTCGTGCCGGAAACACAGTGGATAGACCCCGATATCCCTGACACGCGACCGATTGATGTGATGGTCCTCGCAGGGGAACTACGCGCCGCCCGCGCCGCCCGCGCCGCTATTCTTTAGTGGGCGTTAAAGCCGAGGCCTCTTGTCCAGAGCCTGACGAAGCTCCCTGATCTCGTCGCGGAGCGCCTCAATCTCGTCGGTCAGATCCTTAACGCGGGCTTCGTAGCCGTCGATCAGCGCCTGAAAATGCCGGGTCATGCTGTCCAGTTTAGCCGCCGCCGCGTCCGCCTCCAGCTTGGTGGTCTCGGCGGCGGCTTTCTTTCTGCCCATCCAGAACCCGATCAGACCGACGGGAGCAGATAGCGCGGCGCCATACTCTTTCAGGGCCTCAAGGAACTTCTGCGCCTCGTCGTTCATTTGATCCATCCGCATTTCAGAGCCACGCCAACCGCGTTATGTTCCTTAATCTGGGCGACTGTCTGCTTCGTGTCGTGCCTACTATAATATATGGCGCGGGCGGTTGTACAGAAGTCAGTCGCGGAGAAACGGGTCTCGCTCGTCGATTGACACGCCGTCACGAACGGTAGCAGCGCGCACAGACTCGCGAGCCGCCACGGCGATCTGGGCGTCGCGGACCTGTTTGTTGAGAGCGTCAAGTCTTTCCTGCACACGGCCCGCGTCCACCATCTTTACGGCATACAGCCACTCGAAGATCTTGCCAGCGACCGAGAACAGACCGCTGACAACCGAGAGGATGGCGAGGATCACCGCGTCCCGCCAGTGACGTTGAAGTCCTTGGCCGCGATCAGGCCGATGCCGATCAGCGCGCCCTGAAGATCGGCCCAGTTAATGGACTTCGTCTGCCACGCGTTCCACAGGACGGACAGCAGCGCGAGGATTCCGGGGATTGTGGTCATCCAGTTAGTCAACATTTCGGCACTCCGTATAGTTGGGCCTTACCTGTTTGCATACCACTTTCTGGCGTAACCGGCCAGAGTTCTCAAACCCTGCGCCCTCGACCGAGCAGCCCGTGAGCAGCGCCGCGCCCCAGAGCAGCAGCGAGAACATCGTGGACCAGATCAGAAAGCGAAGGGTTTCCTGAATCATCAGTCGTGGATCTCTACGTGCGGGCCATCCACAATAGACTTCCAATAAATGCCATACACAATTCGGTCGGTCAGGCCGAGCGCCTTGGCCGCCGGCTTGAACGCCTTCTCGACGATGGTCTTGTAGTCCTTCAGATCCCACGAGACCTTACCGCCCGGCATGGCGACGAAGTCGATTGCCTTGCCGCGGAGGTGGTAGCTGTTCATCGTGCGCGACTTGCCGGTCTTGACGAGGTAGCGCTGCCGCTCCTTGGTGCGCAGCCCCTCGGTGACCTCGAACGGGATCGGAGAGATCTCACGCGCCTTCTTGGCCAGCGCGATCAGGTTAGCGTCTACGCCGCGCAGGCGCGCTATTGATGTGGGGTTGAGCTTTGTCATCGGGCCATCGCGTTTACGGATTGAGAAAGAATAGGCATCGCTAAAGTAGGCGCGCCTACGTCAAATGGTATAGCGGTCGGCGCACCGCGCATCATGGCCGCCGTGTTAGCTGCGGCTCTCCGAGCCAGAGCATTGCGGACAGCGCGGCCACCGGCGCCCAGCAGCACCGCGCCGCCTGCGCCATAAACGGCATATGGATCATCACTGGACAACCCATACCCGCCAACTAGCGCCTGTGAAGCCAGCATAGTGGGGCTTCGCGTTGGGGAAACCGCGCTGGCGATATTGGCGAGCGTCGAGCCTTCTTCGCCCTTCGCTATGCGCCGGATCATGGCCTGCTCATCGGGCGTAAACTTACGCATCCGTCCTTCGTTTTTGGCAAGCGAACGAAATTGCGACTCGATATTTTCCGCTGATCCGCCAGACAAATTGGCGCGGTCAATCAGACGTTCAATCTCTCCACTTTTCGACATCATGCGATAATCTTTGATGCCTGACATTAGCGCATCTGCCGCTTCGCGGCCCGTTCCAGACATACGCGCCGCAACATTGGTATTTTTGTCGTTTGTGACGAAGTCATCAAGTTTGTCAGTCAAAATGCCGGCCAGACGACGTACGTCTTTTTCCTTGTCGTCACGCAAAACGCCAATCATTTGCCGTGCATTGTGCAGGCTTTCAATTGTGAGTGGTTGGCTGCCTAGATCCTTCAGCGCATCAACAGCAACTTTTACATCTGTAAATTTGCTAAACCGAGGATCGTAGCCCTTGAGGCTTGATTCGAGACCGCTCGCAAATGATTGATACGCCTGCGGGTCATACTGAACGCCCAACGACGTGGCGCGCTCAAACGATTGCGCAGCGCGTTCTTTGAGCGCTTCCGTCGTCGGAGGTTTGCCGAGAAGGCCCAGCGCGCCGCGTTGACCGGCCGCCGTTACAGCTTCTGCGCCGCGTTGAAAGGCGCCAGCGCCCCGAGCGCCAGCCAGACCACCGACAAGACTGGTCGCGAGCAGAGCGCGAGGATCTTCTACGCCCATCTGTTCGGCGCGGACGGGAGCCGCTGCTGCGCCAGCGCCTGCGCCAGCTTGCACCAGCGGACGTTCAGCCATCGTAGCCAGCACATTACGCGTCATGCCGGGCGCCGCGCGCCGCGCCAACACATTGGCTGCCCCCGCGCCCGTAAAAGCGCCCGCGCCGCCTTCCGCCGCAGAAGCCAAGAGCTCTTCGGCCTGTGTTCGGGGACGGAATGACTCGGGCGTCAGATAGCCGCGCACGACTTCCGAGGGCGTTCTTACCGGCTGGCCGCCGAATCGGGGCGCTGCGATATTGTAGATAGACGTGGCAAGATCTGCTGCGCCAAGACCGCCAGCCGCCAACGCCGCGCCCGCCGGGCCACCGACAAGACCGCCCAGACCAGCCGCCGCAGCCATTGGAGCGACCGCGCCGCCCGCGACTTCTGCCGCGCGTCCCGCCGTCAGACCTTCTGAAGGCTGGCGCATCGCACCAACGCGCTCCATGAGATCTTCTTGCGTGATGTCGTCAGGGACGTTGCGAATGATAGTCCCGTCAGGAAGCCGAACGTCCATTAACGCGCCCTTTTCGGAAGCTGGCTAAAATCTATGATGCGAGCAGCGGGTGTCTCAGCCGATGCTTCCGGCGCTTTCTCCGGCGCTCTAAGGCTGCCAGACCCATAACGGGTAGAGATATCCGCAAGAATATTTCGGACAGATTCGATAGACTGCGTCGGATCTGAAAGGGTTTCGAGCATGTTCTTCAACTCAAAGTTAGAGTTGATCTCTTGCGCGCTCATTCCCGTGGCTTTTTTGATGTCATTTAAAAGCGCGCGGGTGAGCGTCTTCAACTCATTCCGTCGCGACTGCGCAGGCGCAGCGCGCGCTTTTTCGGCTTCCTGCCCGACAGATGTTCCACGGAAATACGCGCCTACATTTTCTAGCACGCCGCGAGATTCGCTGGGGATCTCTGCCATCTTATCCAACTCGTTATACAGAGAATCCATGCGCCCGAGCGTGCGCTCTACATCTGTTTGACCTTTGATCGCGGTTTTGGCCCCGACCGTGATCGGCCGCGCAGGCACAGGCGCGGTAGCGAGCGGCGCAACAGCGGGAGCTACCGGCGACGGCGCAGCCATTGCATTTGCAACCGGTGTAGGTGCGGCCATCATATTGATGGGAGGCTGTATCTGAGGACCGCCCATAAACGTCGGCAACCCGCCAGCGGCGAACGCCGGGACGGCCTGCGACCCCGGCATACCGGTGCCACGGGCGATGTTTGCCTCCTGCATACGGCGCCCCGCGTTGACGCCTTTGTTGTCTTCAGCCAATCCTTCGATTGCGCGCGCAATCGCTTCCGGGTTGCCGGACTGCACAGCCGGAACGATACGGCTGGGGATGTTTCCGTAGTTGTAGGCGACCGAAGTCAATGCCGCGCGAGTGTTTTCCGGCAAGCGCGCCCAATTCTCTTCGCCAACCTTGGCCGCAGCCTTCGGCACGAACTCAGTCTGGATACGCCGCTGAAGATCGCGCTCGGCGTCTTCACGGCTGACCGTCATACCGGGTTTAATGCGCTCAACAGTTCCATCCGGGCGTGTGACGGTATCGCTACCATAACCGGCGCGATTTGCGTTCACGTCAAAATATGGTGTGGAGCTGAAACCCTCTCGACTTTTAATAAGATTGGTCGCCAGATCCTGACGCGGGCCGGGAATAGCTTCAGGCTGCATGATTGGCGCAGGCACCAGACCGCGCGCCGTCTTGCGATAGACCTCGCCGCCCGCCTCCATGTAGTCGCCTTCAGGTTTTACAAGGCTCTGCTTCCAATCGTCCGAATAGGACTTGCCCTTGAACGCCGCGACGCCCTGTGGAAAATCCTTCTCCATCATGGACACAAAACTGTCGAGCGACTTTTGATCATTCACGAAGTTCTGGAACATGTTTTTATAGACGTTAATTTTTTCCGCCTGCAACTTCTGGTCAATTTCTTCCGACTGCTTACCGAAGAGCTGTGCCTGACGTTCAGCCGCCTGCGCCGCCCGCATATCCTTCTCAGCCGCAATACGGGCTTGCATGTCTTGCACATCCATGCTCTGCGCCATACGCGCAAGCTGGGCCTCAGACATGCGTTGCTGGCGCAACTGCGCCATCATGTTCAGCGGGTCGATGCCGCTGCTGGCAATCTGCGGAACCTGTGCGGCGATGTCGTAGCGAACCGGCATGTCAAATCACCCATACATCGTGGTGGCGTAGCTGGACGGGAACGGAGACCCGAAGACACCGCCGCCAATGGACTGCGCGCCCTGCGGCGCAAAGCGGTTCATCATGCTGTAGGCCAGATAGTTCTGGGCCGGAGCCTGAAGCGCCTGCCCGAGCGCCGTAGCGCCGCCCATATAGCCGGACGCCCTAGCCTGACCCACATTCTCAAGACCCTGCCCGAGCGCCTGACCAGCCCCGAGCATTGTGTTGGCAATGTTAGCGCCGGTGCTGACGGCCTGCTGGCCCACCCCCTGCGCGACGCCTGCGCCGCGACCGGCCAGACCGGACATGGCCTCGGCGGCCTGCTGACGATTGGCCATGAAGCGGTTGTAGGCGTTCTGGTATTCCTGCGTGGCCATGCCCTGACCGAACCCGGTCGCAGCCTTCAGCGCCGCGCCGGACTGGAGCCCCGCGTTTGCCGCAGCAGAGGCGTTCACGCCGCGCATCCCCTGCTCGAACCGGAACTGATAGCCGGGGTCCATCTGGAGCTGGTTCATCGTGGGCATCTCGGCGTAGCTGCCGTAGCCTGCCGCGCCCGCGTTGCCGCTTGTGCCGTAGAGATCCGCCAGCCGGTTGGTCGCCCCGACGCCGCCCTGCCGGAACGGCTCCTGAAGCTCAACGGACTTGTTGAACATCTGCTGCTGCTGCTCGCGTGCAGCCTGCGCCTGTTGCGCCTGAATGAGCGCTGACATCATGGCGGCGTTCGACTGCGCCCCCGCAGCCTGACTGGCAGCGCGCTGGCCAAGAAGCCCTGCGCCTACCTGCGCGCCGCCTAGAAGGGCTAGTGAAAAGGAGTCCATTTCAGCCTCACTCGTAGAAGATGTTGACGCTGCCCGCGTCAAAAGTATCGCCACTTGATGTAGTTAATCGCACACGATCCAACGTAGCGGCTGTGGTTTTTCGGCCGCCCGATATAGAAATAGTGGCTTGCTCATTTACGAGAGCACCGCTTGCAACCCATATATTTCCGCTAATGTTGGTCAAAATTACGTGTCCATCCACAAGCATAGCATTGGATGAAAAACTGCGATAAACATTAAACGCGGTTGTGCTTGTAGCAGCGCCCGGCGAAGTATTGAACGAATTTACGACTGAGTTATACCCGGTATTCTCTACGCCACTTGCGGTGCCCAACTGAACAATAAAATCGCTGGTCCCACCCGTAGAAACGCCATTAAATATAACGGTTATCCGCTTAACCCAAGACGGTATTCCGGTAAAATCGATGTTTGTCCCGCTCGTCGTTGCGACCGCAGTCGCCGCCGTGATCACGCGATTGGCCGGAGCGACCTGACTATCTTTGCAGAGAACGCCGTCGATTGTGACGCCGGCTGCGGATGTCAGTTCAGAGATCGTATCCGTCTTGACCGAGACAGACGCCGCAATATCGCCGACAACATCAAGCTCAACGCCGGCCGATGGCGTTTTACCGATGCCAACAAGACCAGTGTCCGTTATGCGGATACGTTCCACGCTGTCGGTCGTAAATGTGAGCGCCTTTGCGCCATCAGCGGCGATGTCCGTCAGCAACGCGCCCGGCGTGATCTTGGCGTAAAGCGTGCCGCCCGCAGCCGTGAACGCCAGATTGCCGCCGGAGATGTCCACCAGCTCGGACGGCGATACGGTCCCGACGCCGAGACGTCCGGTGTTATCAATGACCGTTGCGGTCGCGTCAGGGTCCGCGCTATCCTGCACCCGAAGCGCATAACCGGTGCCGGTCTGCGTGATCTTCAGCGCCGGGCTGGACGAGTTGGTGTCAATCGTCACGTTGCCCGACAGCGCCGGGGAGACGCCGGACGTGGGCGCGGAAATGTTGTCTACGGTCCAGATCTCGACGTCGTTGGCGTCAGCCAGCTTGAACTTGTAGGTCGCGCCGCCAAGCCAAATGTCGGCTTCGCCGCGGCTGTCGAGAATGACGGGGTTGGTGTTGGCCGTCCCGCCCGCGCTGTCTGTGTAAGTTGGCTGCGGCGTCGTCGTGCCGGCCGTATAGGTGTAGAGCTTCCCGCCAACCAACGGCTCGCCGTTGGCCCTGAAGAACTGCATTTTGGCGGTAGGAGTAAGAGCGGTCATTTATCCACCTACACAACTGGTTACGGTCAATATGACCGAAGGGATGGCCGGAACCGGACTGGACGCAGCGACATACGGAATCTGGACGCCTGTGCTGTTGGCCGAATACACCAGCTCAAAATAGTCACCCGCCTGAAGGTTTAGCACAAAATTCCACGCGGCGACAGCGGCGTATCCGGCCCCGCCGTTCAGCGATACCTGCGTCGCTGAGTCGTCCACATTGACGCCATTCACGCGGGGCCAAATATACACATCGTGCTTGCCGCCGCTCGTCTGCTCAATCTGCGCCGAGAACTGGAAGTTATACGTGGCCGTATTGTCTACGTATATGCGGGACGTTGGTGTGCCGACGTAGACGCCATAGACCAGATCCGAGCCGTCGGCGCGTGTGAACGTGTTGTTGAACGTAAACGTGTAGGCGGTATTGATGACCGGAATGGTGAAGGTCGTCGTGCTGTAGAACGAGCCGTATCGCCGCCCGGCCTCGACCGCGATATACATGTTATAAAACCACCGATACCACGCCCGCGAGACGAAATTGGTAACGGCGTCCCATAGCTGGACACGGGCCGCCGGTATCTGGGTGTTGTTGACTACGTCAGGCATTGGTCGGACTCAGAATCAGTTCGGCGCCCATGATTGCGATTTTGACAGGGTCGGTCCCCGACACTTCATAGACCCGGTCGCGGATCTTGGTCGTCATGCCAAGCCGCCGCCAGATGACGCGCTTTCCATATTGGCCGATCTGCCCCATCGACTTCCAATGTTCGTTCGACCATGTGTGGCCGCCGTCGTCCGACCAGCGTAGCATGACCTGCGGGTTATCGCCCTGCCCGGTAGCAAGACCGACGCCTGACTCGCAGTCGAGCTGGAGGCTATGCTGCGTCGTGCGCTTCAGGTCGTTCTGCCCGGTCGGAAGCGCCCGCCACGAGCGGAGCCATTTCTGGATTGTGTCGGCCTCCGAATAGACGGTCATGTCATATGCGTAGAGGATACCGGCAACGTAGTCACCGATGACGATTTCGTCCGCAAAGTTCATCTGACACTGGCCGCGATGGCGAGTGAATGCGTTGTTCTCCCAGCCAGCGCGCTCATGCCAGACTTCGGTCGAGACATCGTAGACCCATGTCGTATTGGCGGTCGGGAAGTTCAGGACATAGAACGAGTGGCCGTCCTGCTGGTAGGTATAGGCGACCGCGTCGGCCAGCGTCGTGTATTGCTGGATCTGCCACTCGACCGCGTGGGTTGAGATGCGTTGCCCCGAGTAGCCCTTGGATCGGTAGACGATACCATTGCCGCGCGCGTCGCGCCCGAGCCAGAACAGGCCGTTGTCCAGTTTGGCGACAGAATAGGGGGCCTGACAGCCAATCTCGTTGAACGCACCCTGAATACGGGCGAGCGGGAAATCCGGCAGGCCGGCGTTATACCAGACCTCGACAGACGTTGTGCCGAACAGCCAGACCTCGCGATGGTCCACGATCAGCGTGACCAGATCATCGGGCGAGCCTTCCGCGCTGGCAAAGTCCAGAGGATCTACTGACGTGCCGTCGTAGAGCGTTGTGACCCAGAACTTCTGGCTGTTTGGCTCGTTATAGACGAAGTAGCCGTCAATGAACCCGACGCCTACTGCGCCGTAGAAATCCGGGTCTGTGATTTGGGCGAATACGCCCGTGCCGGCGTTGTAGATGTAGCCGGTAGCGCCCGCAGCGATGAACAACTGTGTGCCGTTGTCCACCATATTGACCGGAGACGTGCCCGCCACGGTGCCTTTTTCAACATACATCCAGTTTGAGTCAATCTGATAGAGCTTGGTTCCCGACACCGCATACGCGTAGTCACCAAAAGCCCACAGCCCGCGCACCGGCCCGGTCGGAAGCTGCACAAGCTGCCGCAGCCCCGGCGCGCGCTGAAGGAAGGCGGCTTCCTTGCCGCCCTCCGGCACGATCTCGGGATAGAGATTGACGCATCGGTTGTCCGCAGCATTTACGCTGCGGGTGACGTAGGCGGAACCGAGAATTGGCGACTTCATACTTGACCCCTAGTAGTTTCTTCGTGTATATACTCAGAAACTATTATAGGGGAAAGTATATGACAGTTGACGAACTTAAACAAATATTGAGCTACGACCCGCAGACCGGAAAATTCGTCTGGCTTGTGCGTCCTTCGAAAAGCATTTCGGAAGGCCGCGAGGCAGGGTGCAAGGAAAAACGAATCGGCTACCGCACAATCGGGTATAGAGGTAGGATATACAAAGCGCATAGGCTGGCGTGGCTTTACGTCACCGGAAGGTGGCCCAACGGTCTTATAGATCATATTAATGGCATAAAAGATGATAACAGATTTGAAAATCTTCGCGTTGTAGACGAGTCGGGAAATTCCCAAAACATTAGAAAACCAAACAAACGTAATAAATCGGGTTTTATGGGTGTTATACTCTTTCAGGGGAAGTGGCGCGCAAGCATAACGCATAGCGGAAAAACGCATTGGCTGGGGGACTTTACAACCCCCGAGGAAGCCCATCAGACTTATCTTGCGGCTAAACGTAAGTTTCACGCAGCTTGCACCTTGTAAGTAGTTGATTTCACTAAAAATTTCCGGCAAAAATGTTATACCTTTGCCTGGCCCCCACGATGCTGTAGGGGATCGACATGATGTCGTCAGGGTTGTTGATCCGCTTCAGATTGCGCTTGCTATACATAGCGATGCGCTGGACCTGCGCCGAGGGCTCGACGCCGAACTCCGGCGCAATCTCGCAGGCCAGATTGTAGCGGAACGCGCGCAGATAGCCCGGCGGGAACGACAGCGTCGTCGCCAGCGTCGCCGGCTGCGTCAGCTCCTCAACCGAAATGAAGTGCCACTCCAGCGCGCGGAGCGGCACCGGGTAGACATACATCTCGATGTTGGGGAACGACATATTGATCCAGATCACCTGTGGATAGGTGCTGGTCACAGTCTTGACGGCAATGCCGTCATACTGCTGCTGGTTAATGATCTTGATGCCGTAGGAGACGTTGGTCTGCGGATCGCGGAAGTAGGTCGCGTCGTCTACCAGAATCGGACGGTTGCCGACAAAGTCACCCGTTGGCCCGAGCGTCCGGCTGATCTGGCTCGACGGCCATGTGAACACCTGATCCTGTGTCGAAAACACTGACAGGCGTTCCGTGTTCCAACTGTCGATCATCTGGTTGAGCGCCATCAGCGCGTCCTGCGACGTTTCGGACGAAGGCGTTTCGCCCTCTGCGAGGACGCCCAGAAGCCGCAACGCTCCGTTGATCTGCTCGCCCGCTGTCGTCATTAGGTTCAAACCTTTCCCAGCCGTTCTGCTCGTCGTAGTCGGCTTCGAGATCCATTGTCGCAATCTTCACCCCGTGATCGGGATGACGAAGATAAATTACCGCCATTTTCCACCTGTGGTAAGCCCCCCGGCCGTGGCCGGAGGGCTATTGGATCAGGATACCGTGAACGTCAGGCGATAGACCGGGAACGTCACCGTATTGGCAAGCGTTCCCGAGACCGTCGCGCGGATGCGGATGCGATCCCCGGCCGCGACGACGAGATTGGCCGCCGTGCTATTCAGCGTCAGCGACCGGACGGTATTGGCCGCGAGGCCCGTGCCGCCCGTCGCCTTGGTCGTGTTGGCGTCGGTCGCCGCGAGCATAGCTGCGGTGCCTGCGCCAGCCTGACCAAGGTTGGTGATGCCAAACGTGATGTAGTTCGTATCGTTGGCCGTCAGGGCATCGACGCCCGAGAACAGCGCAGACGACAGAACTCCGGCAGCCGGCGCGATCATGAAGACATCGTTGGTCCCGCCGGTGGTAGTGACAATCGTGGCGCCCTGCTGTCCCATAGAGAGACCACTGGCGATGTTGGACAGAACTTTCGACGTAGAGTCAATCGTTGCGCCCGCAATCGTAGTGCCAGAGGTCAATTCGGGGTCGCTGAACGCAACGCCTACTGGTTTCGTATTAGGCATTGCCTTCTCCCGAGGTTAAGCGACGCGATAGAGCGCCCATGTGCTGGAGCCGGTCTTGCGGGCGCGGAACGCCTGCGCGGTGCCAGCCGTAGCTGCGACCGTCATAAGACCGACCAGCGTCCAGCCTGTGTTGGTCGTCAGCGTGATGACGCCCGAACCCGTGCCATCGACGTTGATGACCGAGAAGTCAATCGTCGCGCCAACCTTGGCGGACGACGGAAGCGCCGTCTCCAGCGCCGCAACCGTCGGGAGCTGGTAGGACGACGCGGTGCCGGTCGGAGAGCCAAGGATCAGACCGGTGACGATCTGATCGCCGGTCAGCGTAGCGCCGGTCGTCAGCGTAGCCGGGGTCGGCGTAACGCGGAAGAGCATGTCGCCGCCGTTGCCGGCGCCGACCTGATAACCGCCCGTTCCCTGCGAAAGCGGGGGCGTCGGGCCAAAGGCTTCGAGCGGGTAGGACGCGCCCTGAGTAGTGATAGCCATGATTCAGAACTCCTTGAATTGAGAAGGAGATGGGGCCGAAGCCCCATCTGTTAGCCCCAAAGACGGACGGCCATCTGCGGACGAATGACGCTGTAGCCATAAAGTACATCGATGCGGCACGGCAGCCGGTCGTTATTGATGTCATACTGACGAACAATACGGAGCGAGATGCCGTTGTGGACCTGACGCGACGCCATATCGACGCCTTGCGGCATGAGCAGGTCGGCGGTGGCGAACGCGATGGCGTCCTTGTGGTAGATCAGATTCTGCGGATACTGCGTCGAGGCAGCGCCGACGAACGTGACCGCCGCGCCGCTGACCGGCAGCGCATCGACCGTGGCAAGCGCCTGACCGGCCGAATACATCGCCGGGACAGTGACCGTCGCCGTGGTGGACGCCGTAACGTCAGCCAGAGCCACGAACTGATACAGCGAGCCAGTCGATTCACGCGTCTGCGGGTTGACAGCGAAGACGCTGCCAATCGTGAACACGTCGCCAGCCTTGATCGTCGTCGAGCCAAGACCCGTCAGCACGATGCTGGTCGAACCTTCAGCCGTGACGGTGGTGCTGACCGTGACGGTGCCCGCGCGCGAGCCAGTCGTGAACTGCTTGACCGACTGCGACATATTCAGCTCGTCATAGCCGAGGATGCCTTCACCGAACATGCCGTTCTTGAACTGCTTCGAGATGGCCGAGACCGGGTTGAAGAGACCCTTCATGCCCTCGATCAGCGCGGCGTTGGCGGCCGGGTTGACCGTCGCGTAGCGCGGCGACATGACGGCGGCGTTCTCGTTCAGCTTCTGCTGAGCCTGAAGCAGGACGAGCGACGTGGCCGGCGTCGTGCCGGGCGTGCCGACCGAGTTGCCGATATACTTGAAGCTGTTCGCAACGTCCGCGTCGATAGAAGCGGCAAGCTGCGAAATACGAGGCTTCAGGACGCGGTCGGCAAAGTCGTCCAACTGCATCGTCAGTTCGGCGGTCGTAAAGTTGACGCCGATGTGCTTCTGGCTGGAGACCGCGAGCGTGGTGTACTGCTCGTTGTCGTCCTGAACCTGAAGGGCCGCGCCGTCCGTGACCAGAGCGCGGTCGGGCAGACGGATGCGGAGGGTCGAGCCGATCTTGGCGCCCTCTACAGCAAACGAATCGTCATCACCATGTTCGAAGCAGATCGCTACTTCTGCTCCCGCTTGCGCGGCTGCCGCTTTCACGGCAGGTCAGACTATATCTTTAGATATGACGCCAAATACGCCCGCTACGGATCATGGACACCAATGACGGGGTCACTCCGTATTGAGCCGCTATTTCGCGGTTCGTGCCTCGAAAAGCGCGGATCTCTCGCACCTGGTCTTCCGTGAGTTTTGCGTGCGCGTTCCGGGTTCCGTGCGCCTGTCGATTCTTATCCACCATGTCTTGCATGTTGGCGTCAAAATCTCCGGCAAACAGATGCGCGGGGTTCACACACTTACGGTTGTCGCACGAATGAAGGATGTAAGCCTGACCCGGATCGCCGTAAGCCAACTCAAAGGCTACGCGGTGAGCATAGGCAGTCTTGCCGTCCTTATGGAATTGACCATAGCCGTTAGGCATCAGGCATCCCGTCCATTCATGACATCCGTTTTCACGTATCGCCACCTTTGCGAAGAATCGCTCTTTCAAGTCACGCTTCATATCTACCCCGCATTTCGGGCCGCTTGGCCCTACGAGCTTTCGCTCTAGTCGTTGGACCTTCATCATATCACAGTAAGTGATAAGATGCTTGGCTGCTGATTGCCCAATCCACAGGCTTTTCAGACCGTCGCGCTTGTCATTTCTAACTACGCTGTGGTGCATGTGGCTCTAAGGGGTTTCCAGCAATTAACGGGGTTTAACGTCAGCTAGACTTACGTTTACTGACGGTTGACAGTGCGCGTGATCACAAGGGAGTTCTCGAGGATTTCGAGCGCCTTCCTTGTGATCATGTCAATTGTTAACAGGCTGTTGCTCATTACCCAGTCCTTTCAATGACTTAGCGTCGTTGTGCTTCCAGCTTCCTGATCTGCCGTTGCCGCTCCGCCTCGATCCACTCCGAAGTCGTCATGGTCTTCAGCGATCTCGGGTCCGTCGTGTCATACGCCGGAGCCCCCGAAGAACGAGCCGCAACAGGCGCAATCGGCGCTGGAGCGGTTGATGTTTTCTTGACCGGCGGATTGACAGCCAGTTTGGCTTCAATCGTGCCGATCTCCTTTGCCTGCAAGATCGGCGGCAAGCCGGAGATCCGTCGGGCTTCTGCCGGGTTGGACCCTAGCCAATAGATGACTTCGGGACCAATGTCAGACGCCTGAATGGCCTGAGCCATAAAGTCCGTTACGGGCAGGTTCGGGTTATAGGCGACCTGTTCAAAGTCGTCGTATCGGTCCCGAATCGCCTCTTCGCGGTCTCTATATGCCTCAACGATAGCTTCCTGCTGCTTTGCGGCCTCACGCTTCGCCAAAAGTTCCTGAGCCTTTTGCTCAGCCAATGCTTCCGCATATTGCTGAGCGGTCTCAAAATCATTCGGGTCTGCGGGAGGTGCTACGGGCTTTGGGGCCTGTAACTCCGCAAGCCGCTGGGCTTGCTCTCGTTCCCACTTACGCTGTTCTCTTGCAAGGCGCTTGCTTACAATCGCGTCCAACTCTTCCTGAGTGAACGATTTTGCAGGCTGCTGTTCCTCCGGCGTTGTCTCAACAGATTCCGGCGCTGCCGTAGCTTCCGGTTCCGGCGCGGGGCTGATCTCCGCTACAGCCTGTTCATTTTCCATTTTTACCTAGCTTTCCGGCCAGTCGGTTGATGTTTATATACTACAGCCACGCTTATTCCGCAACCGGCGGGACAGGCATAGGCGGCTGGACCGGCGTGATCGGCGGAACCTTGTCGGCCGCATCCTGACCGGCGACCTGCTTGTCCCACTGATACGCCTGATTGACGATGCCGTTCATGACGCTCTCGGCGTAGGCGATGACAGCCTCTTCCGGCGTCGCGGGACGGGTAACCCACGCCTGCACGGAGATGAACTCCGGCGGGTTCAGCGGGTCTTCCTGATCCGGGCTCCATGCCGGGTTCGGCACTTCGCTCTGGACGTTTTCCGTCACCGTGCCGAACGAGGTCGCCTGCATCAGATAGTTCACGACGCGGGCGCTGTCGGCATCCGACAATTCCATCTGCACCGTCAGCGTCAGCGTGGGGCTGACGACCCCGTAGTTAACGAATGCCATCTCAGGAATGTCCTTCTTCTGTCTCGACCGCCGCAGGTTTGCCAGCTTCCTCAATCTTCCGCTTGAAGTGCAGCCCGGCTTCCGCCGCCTGCAAGCCCGCTGCTTTAACCGCAACGTCAATCAGGTTGATGAGAACGTTGGCTTCGTCGCTGTTCAATTCGATGTTCATTTTGCTTTCTCCAAAGCATGTGCCCAGCCAGATGGAGAACACGCGAGGCTGGCCGGACGATGCTCCTCGCGTGTGTTGGGGTTACGGGCCAGCGTCACGCCACTGACCGCCGCTGTAGAAATACAGCTTGTTGTTCGTGCTATCGACAACGATAGGCGCGGTGCCGGTCTGTGTCGTAGGCGTTCCCGTAGGCGTTCCCGCGCATGTCGGGACGTAGAGGAAGCCGTCTGTCGCCGATGTGGCGAGTGCTTGATTGCCGACGATGAAGCCCGCAGATGCAGTATTGTCCGCAGCGATAACCTGAAGATTTGCAGAGACGCGCTTGAGGGCGGGGAAGCTGGAGGTGTTGGTGCCGAAGCAAACAATTCCGGTATTCCCAACGATCCTAAAATAAGGCGTGGTTCCGGCACTGTTCGTTATATACAGGCTGTAGTCCTGAGAGCCAGCTCCGGCTTGAATGGCTAAGCCAAAATTTGAGTTACCGCTGCCACTTCCTAATATATTAAAGGCTCCACTAGACGGATTAGTGAACGTCCAGTTGTCCGTGTATGTTATTCCAAAGTCCGCTCGCGTCGTGCCATCCACCTGTATCGCCAGCTTCGTCAGCGCGGTCGGGCTGCCCTTCTTCTGCGAGCCGATGTAAAGCGTGTTGGCATTGCCAGCGGTGCCATCAAGGTTAACCGCAGCGCCAATCGCGCCATACGCGTCGTTCGTGCCGTTGTAGGTCGAGTAGACCCGGAATAGCTGCGCGCTCGCCCCGTTCCGCAGCGCGAGCGTGTTGGCGGCGTCGCGGCGGACAAACAAATCGTAAGTGGCCGTCGGTGTTGCATTTCCATTAGACCATGCAAAGGCAAAGGCAGGATGCACACCAAATACAGTGCCTTGGGTTGGAGTATCTCCAACAAAACATGCTCCCCCTGTGTATCCACCTGTCCTTATTTGAACGCCGTTATAGCCGCTTGCGGCTCCGACTTCAAATATAGCATAAGGAGAAGAGCCTGCTACAGCATTTAGGCCCATAGCCGTCACATAAGCGTTCTGCGACGAGCCGCTGCTGCCCGCAGGCGCAACCTGAAAGATGATGCTGCCGCCAGCGCCCGTGCCGGTGCCAGCAGACCCCTGAATGGTGAAGTTCGTTCCCGCCGTATTCGTGGTGCCAGCGACAACGCTCTGCACCTTGAACGTCTGCGCGACGGGAGCGGCTGCGTCCGCTGCGCCGAGTTGGAGAGTGGCGGCGGCGGCGCGGCGGAGGATGAGGTCATCGTTGAACGATATGAAGGTGCTGGTAGGAAGCCACAACTTGGTATTTGTGGTAACGAACACGCCGCCGCTGTTTGCCCACAATCTTTCAGCGCCGTTGCTAATCAACGCGGGGCTGTCATAGTAGCCGCCGAAGCCCGTAGTAACGCCAGTTTTCAGTGCATAAGAAACCGCAGCGACCGCGCTTGTGTCTACGTCGCTATAAAAACGTCCACCTTTTGTAATGTTTGCCTTACTCACCCCACCAACCTGCAAATCCAGCAGCAGCGAGCCGCTCGCAGACGCCGTGTCAGTCGCGTTGAACCGCAGGCCGGTAAAGGTGACGGTGCCACCCGCGCCATCGTTCCACGTCTGCGACAGGTTCAGGACGGGCTGGCTGGTGGTGATGGTCGCGCCGGTCAAAGCCGTGGAGCCGAGCAACCCGCCTGCAATCTGCAAGCCGGTCATCTTCACCGGTCCAACGCCGGTCGTCTGCACTACAGGCGTGACATCGGTCGCCGCCAGATTGGAGGCGCTGGCTGTAAGGTTGGAAATACGTGTGTTTGCCATGTTACGCCTCTAGCAGCAGAATGCTTGTGTTATCTTCCAGAAGAAGAAACGAAGTATTGTCCTCCAACAGGATGCCGTTGGAGACGACGGGCGGTGGTGGGGCCGCCCCGGTCGGGCTAACAGCATACGGGCCTTCGCCAACCAGATAGCTTTTGGCTACGTTGACGTTGATAACCTGTTCGCCGTTGCGGATCTTAAGCATAATAGCTCACGTTAAGCTCAGCCGAGCCGGTCTGCTCAATGAACCTGATCCGCTTGAGATCGCCGTCATAGTTGAAGTACGCCCCGGCGGACACCGGCATCCCGACGCTTGCGGTCGGGTCCGTGCCGTCGTCTCGCCAGCGTATGCCCTGCGTCAGCGGCGCGATCACGGCCATAGTCGCCCCCTGCGGGACGGTAAGGCTGGCCGCAGACGACAGACTGGTAATCTGCTGATAGCCGAGACAGACGGTGGTTGATTTCAGTCCCATTTTAGCCTCACGCCAGGAATTTGAGTCTATACAGGGTCGAAAGATACAACCCCACGATCTCGTCGATAATGTTCTGCAACGCAGAGTCGTCCTTGTCGCAGACCTTATAGCGCATTTCCTCGATGTCTTTCAGCGAGTCTTCGAGGAAATCCACGATGTTGTTCGTCTTCTTGGCCGACTGGAGCGCAATCGGCCCGATCATGCCGTGCCGACCCATATAAGCCTCTGCGAACGTGTCCGCGAGGTCAATGACGCCCCCATAGAACTTGCCCAGCGCCTTGTGCTTGGCATATGAGCGCGTGTTCAGATGGCTGCTATGCGCCACGTCGCGGGCGAGGAACAGATGACCGATAAACA